AGATTGCTCTATCTCTACACCACTTTTCAGTAGTATCTATTAACCATTGATTCTCAACAACAGAATCGGTCAGAGAATTATTAATATCTCTGACCTCTGCAATCTCAGACTCTGTTAAGTCTGTTCTATTTTCTGTCTCAATATTTAATGCTTCAATCGTAATTGAAGAATTATACTTTACAATGAATTGAGTTATCTCCTCAAAGATTATTTTTTCAGATTTTTGCTCAAAGTATTCAGGTTTAATAAAAGGTATAACCTTTCTAGAATACTCTTCATTATAAACTAAATTTCTGAGAATAGTAGTCTCAATTCGTTCCATAAGAAAAATGTTGCCTTGCAATGGCATCAAGTTGTTCCATTATATCATCAGTAAAGTATTCTGTGGGATTTTTTAGAATTTCTTTACCATATATTTTCTTACCATTTATTTCATATCTTCCTGCAACATTCTTCCACATACCACCAAGTTCTCCTAATTCTAGGAGACCATAATAGCGATCTAATCCTCTTTCATCATAATAAAGTCGTATCTCAACTGTTTTATTTTCTTTACTTAAACGTGACTTATGAGTCTTTGCTTTAATAATATTTCCAATGACTTCTTTTCCATCTTTTTCTTTTTTCTTCGAGAGGTATATGATAGTAGAAGCAGCGTACTTAAGACCGCTACCTCCACCCATTTCTTTTGTGGGGACATAAGAACCGATGACATCATAAGTGTGATTAGTGACAATTAAAGGAATATTAGCTTGCCCCAACTTCAAAGTTAACATCCTAAATGCACCTTTAACAAGTTGTGATTTAGTCATATCACGAACCTGTTTATCATTTAATGCATCAGTAATTTCCTTTTCGGTGGAAAGCATACCTAAAGAGTCTAACACAAACATACATGGTTTGCGACTCTCTATTGGGGTTTTAAGATATATATCCACAGCCTTAAGTGCCTTACCCCTAAATTCTTCAATTGTTACGACATTAACAACAACTAATCTCTCTAAATCAATTCCACGAGATTCTAATAATGGTTTATTAACAGCAGCTTCAGTATCGAAATAGAGACAGTAACCATCAGGATTAGAGTCCAGAAAGTTCTTGACAACTGCGAGGGAGAAGAAAGTTTTACCAGTACTAGACTCACCAGCGATGGCAGTAATCTTATTGCTAGATACGCCACCATGAATGGAACCGCTAACCAGTCCGTTAAAGATGTACGAACCTGTGTCGATGAATTGTTCTGCTCCTTCGATGTCTGATGCGAGTTGGGTGTAGTCATCACCTATTTCTTTTACTATCTCTTTTAAAAAATCCATAATTTAAATATCACATTGTGAACTATAGTGTGAATAATCTTCGTTTAAAACTTCTCCGTTATTTGATGTTTTTAAATCATACTCTTCTTTTATACCCTTAAGTTTATGATACAATCTTGCATCTCCACCAAGTGCAAGAGCATTTATAATGACTTTTAAATCATTTTGATTGATAGGTAATTCCATTAGGAAAAGAATAGTTCTAAGTTTACAGTTTTCTCGACATTCCAACCTATGGCATCAAGAATTGCCTTGAGAGGTTCTACAAAACTCTTTTCAAATTGTAGGTCATAGTCGATGTATTTGTCAAGACCAAGTTCTCTAGGAAAATCCTGAATAAAGGATACAACATTTTCCTGAATAATGTTCGGTTTCTTTAAATAGAGGAACTTGACCTTCTCTCCATTACCGATAAGTGAATACTTATTAGTCAACTTTTTCTGTTTGACATAGTGGTTGAATAATAATGCACCACGTATATGTATAGGAGTTCCCTTCGCATAGATTGTAGAATGTGCAGAATATTTACGAACATCTGATGCAGTCCTTGGAAATGCAATATCTTCTGGTTCTAATGCTTTAAACTCCTTACGGCATTTATCAATATAATCAATCACTTCATCCTCTGTACCATTCATCATAAGTTTAAGGGCATCCTTAATCATCTGCCTACAAGGGGCAGGTGTAGAAGACTTGACTGCCTCAATACCCATCATCTTCAGTTTTGGTTCTTCATATCTTACACCTTCACTATCCCATACGTTTAGAATATATCTTTTCTTGGCAGTCCAAATACCACGTTCGGCAATGTTCTCCCTCTTCATAACCATCTTATTATCATAGGCACTTACGTACTTGGCCAACGCTTCATAAGAACTCTCAATAAAAGGTTCAAATTGAGTTTCACACACCTTATTAAGGAACGTGACAACGCCCTCATTAGTTTTCTCTCTGCCCTTGTATACAGCCTCAACCAGAGGACCAAGATTAAGATAAATGGAATCGGTATCAGAAGCAATAACATAATCTTCTCCATCTGTTTTTAAGATCTTATTAATATGGGCATTCATCTTATTCTCTATCCAACGGATAGATACTTGCCCACTTAAGGTAATGGCTTCAGCGTTAGCCAGTTTGTAGTATCGAAAATACTGATTGCCAATAGCACCATAAGCACTATTAAGTTGAATCTTTCTGGCCATCTGAATATTGTTACATCTAGCAATCTCCTTTTCAAGTGTCTTTGTTTTCTTCTTCTCATACTGCTGTTTTGCATCAAGCATCTTCCTCTTATAGATGGTGCGATCTTTATAAATCTTCTCCATAAGTTCAGGAAGGAACCCACGAACATCCTTCCTATATTGTGCTCCATTCGCACAAACTGCATAATCCCCATCAATTACCTCTTGCTCTTGGAGGAGTCTATCAACTGTAACGGATGGATGCCGTTGTTCACAGAGGGTCTCTGGCGAAATATTGTACTGCATAATAAGATGAGGATAGAGAGAGTTGAGGTCAAAACTAACAACCCAATCATACTTTCCTGGTATCGGTTCTTTGACATAAGCACCTGCGTATTTTGCATCCTTATCGGATCTTTCTTTAGGAGGAATAACAATGTTCCTCTTCTTTAAATAATTATAAATTATGGTGTCCCACATCCGAACCTGAGAGAATACATCAGCATAGTTTGCCTTTGCGTCATATGCCATAACAATGGCAAGTTCAATCAGTTTCATCTTGTCTTCCATACGGTCAACAAGTTCCACGTCGATTATATTATACTCTACAAACTTTTGCCAACCCTTTGTATAGAAATCTTTAAATGTATCAAACTCAGAGTGATCTAACTTCTTCTGTCCCAGTTCCACACTAGCAATATAATCCAACCTATAAGATTCTTGTGCCTTATAGGTAAACTTCTTATAAAGATTGAGATAATCTAACTGAGTCACACCACCAACATCATAAGAAATATTCTTACGACCAGCAATATAAATCTCTCTTTCACTCACCAAACCCCATGGTGACATACGACGCATCAATTTCTCACCAAGGATTCTATCAAGACGACGAACAAGATATGGAATATCATACAGCTCACTATTCCATCCAGTAATAACCTCTGGTGTATTATCCTCAATCATCCACCAGTTAATAAAATCAGTCAGAAGTTCATACTCAGTTCTAAATCCCTTGTAAATAACATTCTCCTGTTTATTATTAAACGAACCCAATCCCCATGTACGAATCTGTTTTGTATTATAATCCTGTAAGGTAATAAGAAGTATTTCTTCTGCAGCAGATTCTACATCAGGGAATCCATTTTCTGACTTAACCTCAATATCAATTGTGGTTATTTTAATCTTACTAGTATCAAACTTTATCTCTTCCTCTGGATACTTATCAGAAATATATTGATATATAAATCTCTCATTTCCATAAATCTTAAAACCCTCAACACCATCATATTTTTTTATAAACTCCCTACTCTCACGAACCGTACCTGGTTCAACTGGTTCTACATATTCACCCTCCAAAGTTTTATACTTACTCTTCTTATTAGAAGAGACAAAAAGGGTTGGATAAAACTTCTCTCTGGTGGCAAAATGTCTTCCATTTTCATAACCACGAACCAAGAAGTTGTCTCCAACCATCTGGACATTAGTATAGAATCTCATTTAAGAAATAGCTTGCAAATATAAGTTAAGTGTATTTTTATTTGGTTCAACAAGTGTCAATATATTTTCAGATCTTATCATCAATTCTGTATCTTCAGTAAAGTCTAACCAAGGACTTATTGTTCCATCAGAATTTATAACACAAACATCAGATATCTGACAATTAGGGTCTCCAATCTCTGCTTGGATCTCTTCGACTTTAGCAATTAAATTTAATCCAGTCAAGAGTATTAAACATTTAATCATCTTCCTCTTCTACTCCTACTTTTTGTTCATACATTTCCTTTACAGATGCAACTGGTTCAACAATAGTTACAATCCAATCTGTTGGTACTGGAACCTGAGTATCCTTTGATAACATAATCCAAGGAGATAATGTTATTTGCAATTCTCCATCAGTAGGTGCTGAATCTTCTTCAAGTAAAAGAATTGGTTTTGCAAATTCAACCTTATGTGGTTTATTAAAAAGATAACCACAAATCTTATTTTCTACAATAAGTTCTTTGGCATCAGAAATTACATTCTCACCAGATTTTAGAACAGCAAGTTTAATTGACATTTTTTTATTTTATCCTCA